GCATTTGCTACTTCTGATTCAGATAAACCTTGTTGCGCGGCTGCAGATGTAAAATCTCTAAAAGTTGCCATTAGTTTCCTTTTGATTGTTTAATAAGTTGCATCTCCTCTGGAGTAACATAAACCTCTTCTGATGCTGAAGTGCCAGTAGCCCTGCGTAATGATGTTTGTATTTTATTATCAATAGAAGGTTTAAAGTAAACTGCCTGAAAAGCTTGGTACTGCTCTTTAGTTGGGTTTGGATATTTTCTTTTAAAGTTTTCAAACTCACTTGTAGTTACTCTTAACCAGTCCATTAACATAGTTGGGTTTATATTTTCTGAGTAATAAAATAATTCTTCTACAAAATTTCCACCAGTAACATCAAAAGTAACTTGCTTTTCTTTAATTTTAAAAGGGGAAAGTTTACCAGCAAATATTGGGGATACTGAGCCTAATATTCCTGCTATATTTAAGCCGTTATATTCTTGATATGTAGCCATAGGTGCTTGAGCTTTTTGCTTTGAAAGCATAGCTTGTTTCATCATTGTATAAAATACAGTCTGACCTTGATCTGATAAATCTTTACCCATTTCAAATACTTCATTATAAGTAAGAGGTTTATTTTTTCCTGTACTATATTGAACCCCACTAGCGTAACGGCTTACCATATCCATTATTTTTAAAGATTCACTTTCTTCAGGTTTTAAATCTAATCTTTTAGCTAAATCAGCTTCCATTGAAACTTTATTAAATATAACGTTATCTAAATATTTTTGTTCTGCTTCTGGTAAGTTTTTTTTAGCTTCGTCAAGTTTGTCTACAGTAAGATCACCATCATTTAATCCTTCTACAACAGCATCTCTAGCTTCATCAGTTTCTTTAACATAGTCTACCAGTAGGTCATTTTTTAAAGCACTTATATTTATTATTGATTCTCTTGCTTTATCTGGTGTTAATTGTTCTTTAGAGTTTGTTTCTAATTCATCAAGCACAGTTAACTTCTCACCTATCGATGCGTTACCACCTGCAATAGCGGCTGCTTGACCACTTATGTCTTGAAACAATAATTGCTCTGTAAATAAACTAGCTGTTTCACTACCTACAATGCTTGCAAAAGCCTGCATGCGCTGATCGAATATAGCATCTTGTACTTCGTCTACCCCTCTTCCAAACAAAGAATAATGGTCTTTTAAACCTTCTTGTAGCTTAGTAGTAAGATTAGCAAGGTCTATACGCTCAACTTCAGCAAGCTCTGACTTTCTAATGCCTTCTACATCGTAGTCAAAGTTTGTAAGTGCGGCATTTAATATATCATTAGAGTATCCAGAAGTTTGTATATTAGCTCTAAACTCTGAAAGCATAGGCGTATATACTTCATTGTATATGTCTTTATAAGATACACCCTGCTCTAAAGCGTTACCCTTTGCTGTTTCTAAATCTGTTTTTAATCTTAGTAGTCTTGTAGAATAATCCGAACTATCAGCGGCATCTTTAATCTTTTTCTTTTCTTCTAAATAACCTACAGCAGCGTTACCTAAATCCTTGACTAACTCTGCAGCTACTAACTCATCCTGCCCTGCGGCTTGACCTGCTAACTGTACGCTACCCTCTACTCCTGTTTTAGCGGCTGAAGGATCAATTTGTGGTTTATATTGTCTTAATGAAATAGCCATTGTTAATAACTCCGAAGCATATTTTGAACGTAACTTGGCATTGCGCCACCACCTAAATTTTGCAAATTAGACTGCATTGCAGGAGCAGTAACTGTGGGTTTAAAGTAAGCACTACCAGCACCAATAATACCGCTAAGTAAAGCCTGCCTTCCTGCTGATTCAGCTTGTTGCGCTTGTAACTGTCCTGAGTATCTAGTCATTGCCGCTTGGTTAAATCCTCTAGCTAACACTACATCCTGCTCTCGTCTAAGATTTACCCTATCTAACTGCATTGCTTCCATCATGTCAACTAAAGACATTAAATCTCCGCCAGTGCCTTCTAAAGCGCCTCTACTTACCGCACTCATTCTAGCTTGTGCAAACTGTTCACGTTGAGATTTATTTAAAGCTGTAGCATAACGAGATAGTTTCTCGGCTTCATCCTTTGCATTTTGCTCTTGTATCCTAGCATTGTAGTTAGCCATAGCTCGCATTGCTTTGGCTTTCTTTTTAGCAGCACGATTACCAAGAAAACCTCCTAGTAAACTACTACCCACTTTATACATTGTTATTGGATCAGCCATTATGAACCCTCCGCATTAACGTGCGTTGCAATACTTAATACTGTCATGGGATATGGCAGGTCTTGTCGCACCTCTATAAGTTTTTCTCGTTGATAATCTGAAGCTATAAAAAATCTTTGTTGTGTAGTTTGCAATGACAACGCCTGACCTAATGAATCCTGTGTGTCTAATACAGAGTATGTAGTTAGCTGATTACCTGCTTCACCTACAGCTGCACCCTTAGTCTTATAAAATCTTACAATAACTTTAGAAGCTGATTTTACTCTGCTTTGTGAGTTCATATTTCTAAATGCTGGCTCTATAGGCATTGGTTGTAGTTTTGATATGTAGGGCAGACCAGCAGTTACTTTAGCACCATACTCGTCTACTGTTACAGTACCGCTTGCTACAACCTTATCAGCAACATAAGTATCGTCTACAAGCACTTGTACTGTCTTACCCTCTAAGTGTGATAGCCCTGTAACCTTATTGTTGATTTGTTTTACAGTAATATTAGTGTTTGGTATAGAGCCAAATGTAGCACTACCAAAGTCTTCTCCCCAAGTAGGCTCCCACGGAAAGTTATGTGATCCTCTAAATACTGTTATTGCTAGTGAATTATCCCTTGCGAAAAAGAAAGTTTCTGCGGCAGCTATATAAAGACCATAGGTAAATGTTCTACCGCTATCATTTTCTTTAACCCATTTTGTACGAAAATCATCCCAATAGCCAGAACCTTGCGTTAGTTGATATGTACCATTATCATCTGAATTACTAGAACCAGAAAGTACAAAACCTTGTATTGCTATTTTTTCAGTAGTACCAATAATTCTTAAAAAGAAATTATCATCATCAATTCTTTCTACTTCATAATTATTACTTGCTATATTGTCGATTGAAGATGATTCAATATTTACAAAGTCACCTGTAGAATATCCGTGACCTGTAATATTAATTTTAATAAAATCATCACTTGGGTTTTGTATAGCAATGCCAGACTTACTACCAGTACCCTGAAACTCTTTACCTGAATCTACATACCAGTTAAGGTCTTTGCGCGGATGAAACTTTTCAATGCAGTATTTTGTATTACCACTGCCAGTTGTGCGTTTAACGCAAGCCCAAATAGTATCTTCACCGCCATTATGAATAGTTGCGGCACTAATAAAGTCACCATCTGTTTCTATTCTAGCCCAACCTCTAACATTCTGCCCACGATCATAAGTCATAACGCAAGCATCACCATTTTGTTTTATGCACCATACAAACTGGTTAGGTGTTTTTTGCACAAACATTTCTTTAATGCCTGATTCAGTAATGTCCTCACTAATAAGGTTTAGGTCGTTACCAATAAATGTATCTTGCACATTATTGTAAACTAACTCACGAAGTTTTAATCCATCACGTTGCACATATACAATAACATCATTAGCAATCTCAGCCTGTAGTGGGTCTGAGCCATAAGCATTTTCAACTAATGTAGTAATATTGCTCTGGGTCATAAGTGCATCTTCATCGGCAGAGCGAATAGATACAGCTGTTTCAGATGTACCCAAGAAAAGATAACGTTTACCTTCTAACCACTTAGGCTCTTCAGGTGAATCAATGGTACGTTTGATTGCATCGGTAGATAGCGAGCCACCAAGAAAGTTATATATGTCACCAAACTGACTAGCAAATATATCAGCAGGTTGATCTTTAGAGCCTGCAAACCATAGTCTATTTTCAAAAAACTCTGATGCTGGTGCAAAGCCACGATATGTAGAAAACGCACCTTCAGCCCAATAAACAGTTGCATCTGGGTCTGCTTGACCGCCCTGTATTTGCGAAACTATTGTAGCAGTTGCATTAGTAGAATCAGCTACTGCAGTTATTTTTACAACGCCTTTATGGTAAGCATTATCTGTAGTTAATGTAACACTCATATTACCATTATTACGGGTATACGCAATTCTTAATTCTGTATTTGCGCCTTCTCTTTGAGTAGAAGCATCTGCAAAGTTTCTTGCTGTACCAGTAGATGTATCACCTATAGGCAAATATGTTTCCCAACCAGCACCAGCTATATTTCTTTGTAATTCTATATCACCATTCCAAGTGTCGCTAGTTTCAAATGACCAATTACTAAAGCTGGCATCAAGAACATCGCTAAATACTTGAGTAGTTCCGCTTGTTACTTCAAATACAATGTCTTTTTTATCAGTAGCCCGTATATGATCTATAGCCCAATGAGAACCAATGTGACCACTATCAAACAATGCCCCACTAGCTACTAAAGGAACAGTACCAGTATACTGATCTCCAGAGCTTACTGTACCTACATTAATATTAGTAGATGTTAAGTTTTGCTCTTGCAGCGGAGGATAGACGTAAGAAATATTTCGAATAGCAAATGTAGGATCAATAGCTGTTCTTTCAAGAATCATAGTTTCTTTTGTTGGGCAGGTCAGTACCAATGTATCGTAGCGTCTATTATACTGTATTGTTTCCAGTTCTGCCGTTGTGTAACCAATATCGTCCGTCTCGGTTACAGTAACAACTTGATCTACACCATTAGCATCTGTGTAGTGTACCTTAGCGTAGTCTGTACCTAACTCGATTACATACTTAATATCGCTAGAAAAATCAAACGGAATTAATCGTGCTGGTGCGCTACCATCAGAACCAGTTAATTGAACAAACTCTGTTCCTGCTCTACGCTCAACACCACCCTGCTGTAATACTACAAAGTTTTCTAAACTGCGGCATCCTACTTTATAAACTTCGAAGTCTGAACGCCCATCAATATTGCGAGATAGTTCTCCAGCATTAAACGCCTGTGTATAATTAATAGCCATTATATAATCGGTTGCTCGTTATAACGTGATAAAATAAAATCGCTCTCTTCCATTTCCCAATATTTGTTTTCTAATGTATCAACGCTACGGGCAGCAGGAAGTATTACCTGTTCGTATTCTTTGATTAAATTGTTTTGCATTGCTGTATCTAGTTGCATCGGAACAGATAGTTTGATTGCAAGGTTTTGTATTACTGCTCTTGTCAAAAATGCGTCTAGCTGGCTTACATCGTCTGGTCTACTCACATAGCAAAGATAAACAGTTTCGTAGTCACAGAGTATCGTACGCCCTTCTACAACCCATTGTGTGCGGTCATCGTAAGCATCGGCTTTGTCGTACACATTCATTACCCGAATACAGTCGTTGGGTAGCTGGTACTTGTATTTAAATTTAAAAGCAGGGGTTTCAGTCAACCTAGAAAGCTGTGAGCGTTTTAATGCACTGTTCCATTTATATGTGCGTAGTGTTTCTTCTAGTGCCTGATCGAACAAAATGCCGCAAAGTTTTGCACTTTGAACGACGGCTTCGGAATCAGTCTGGTTAATGTCAAGAGAGGCAATAGTATCTGCTCCAATCTTGAGGAGAGCGTGATTACATATTTCTACTTTAGATAAACCCATATTACCTCCAAAAATAAAATAGAGGACTTACACCAACCGAGAAGGAAGTTGGAAGCCTCTAAGTTTAATTATGCTTCAGAAACTTGAATCTGAACAACTTTCTCTTCTTCCATACGAACAGCCCCGCAACGCATTGCAGAGTAAGCGTACCAGTTGAAGCGTTTGTCAGCACGTTTCGCAATGTCAGTTTCGATGCCCATTCCTACAGCAGAACGGATACCA